CGGATGAATATGAACGCCGACTACAGCAATGTGCCTAAATCCGTGTCCGGTTTTAGTTGACCGTTACAACTGCTCTCTCCGTTGTTATTGTTATCAAGGCTTAGCTCCTCCATTGCCTCGTAAACCACTTCTTGCAGTGCTTCAACAAACTCCGCATCGTTAGTGGTTGAGGCCAGCACCCGCAAGCGGGGACCATGTTCGGGAGCGATGGCAATCAGGCGGGTACGCATACGTGAATATTCGCTACCTACCGCCTCAATCATCTCTTTGTAAGGAAGTACCTGACCTGATTTAATGTCATATTCCAACCGAGTGAGCAGCGCCAGAAAGTTTTCTTTCATTTCTCTGGCTTCATCGATTGTCATCTCGACGCCGCTTTCAGCAATCATTTTCTTCACAACGTCTGCGGGAGAATCCACCGGATCTTTATCAGGTCTGTTACCTGATCTGTTACCTTTGGCTCTGTTACCCGTCTTGTTACCTGCTTTGTTACCCTGCGTGTTACCTGCAACTTTTTTCTCTGGTCGGGTAACAGTTTTCCGAAAGCGCTCAATGTTGGCATTTGATGCCTCAACATCAATGTCATCACCCGCTAAAACCAGCCACCCACGCGCCTTCCATGCTGTAACCGTCTTTCGGCTGACATTGTGAAGTTTGGCAAAATCTGACTGGTTCATGTGTTACCTCAGTTGTTACCTGTTACCCAAATTTCAAAAGTTGAAAGCTAGACGCAGAACGGGGCGCGCAATGTCCCGTGTAATAAATGTTGCCAGGAGGGACCCATTTTTTTCTAGATGATAATGATTGTCATACAGGCTCATAATGTTTCCGGTTTTGAGCTGAAAGGATGGTCAGTTGCTACCTACTTATCAGCGCCTCGGCTAATAACGTGTTAATTAAGCGCCTTATCTATCTCACCTAACACATGCAGCACTTCATTGAGATAATCCTCTGTTCGCCTGACTGCGGTGTGAGTGCGGCCAATTTGATTTGACGAGACAGGACGGGTGTCTGCAAAATCGCCACCTAATGAAGTGCCAGTAATACGATCAAGTAATGTGGCAACAGTCTGAGTTAGCTTCAATGATAATTCTTCAGTTCGAATTGCCCGAGACTGTAAATCAGACAATTGGCCCGGTAAGCAATCAAGCGCAGTAAAAGCACTCCCTACAGCTTCAGCTAATTCAATGGCGCGCTGTTCTACATCGCCTTGCTTATACAGAATGGGATAGGGTCGTTTTCCTGTTAACTCACTGGCCAATAGCTGCTGTAGCGTTTCCTGAGCAACGTTTAAGTATGTAGCCTGAAGCACCGAGCCACCTATTTCACATGTTATTTGTGCATTCTTAATTGTGCCGTTATTCACTGTGATACCTCATCTATTTAGCCGTATTCAACGCCTGCTCGATTGCCAGGCTTAACGCACCAGGCATTAAAGCCTGTGCCATTGCATTCGCCCGGTCGAAGTATCCAAGCGTTGGTTTAACTGCCAATGCGTCACCAAACTGAATCAGCAGCTTAGGTGCTCTTTGTTTCTCTCTGGCTCTATGTACGCCGTTAGGCGAGCGCTGCTGACGCTTCTTAACCTTTTTGCTTTTCTTCCCTTTCTTACGCTGGAAAAAACCACTAACGCCATTCACCTCACCTACAAACACATTTTCTTTAGCTTTGAGCTGCTGCGTTTTGTTACGGGCTAAGTTGCCGAACTTATTCAGCTTTATATTTTTAGGGTTGAGCAGCGCCTGACCATTGAGTTTGTGCTGACCGCCGAACTCGAACGGTTCGAGATAACTGGCAGCAATATCACGCACAAATACTTTGGCCTGTAATCGGTCTTTACGGGCGCCGAACGAGCCAACAGAATTAACAGTAAAAGGTGTTGGATTATCCAGATTGCGCTGCATACCCACCTTCTGAGCGGCGGCAATCGGGCGAGCAACACTTGTTAGTGCCTGAGCAGCAGCAAAAGGGAGCTGCTTTTTAATCTGCTGGAGCTGATTAGATAAATCCTTAAGAGTTGCCATGATCTATCCCTAAATAGAAAAGCCTCGGGCTATGCCAAAGCTCTGAAATACTTGCTAAGATATCCCGATGGATTGGTATTACTATTTCTTTTAACGAGTTTTTTACATGCACATTGATACAAAGTATCGACTATTCCTATTCATCTATCTAACAGCAGCCTATGCTGCCGCTATCCCAGCGATGTATCTGGTACTAGATCTGATTATTGGTGGTGCTCTTATTGATATATTGAAAAGTGAATACTCATTTTTTGAGTTTCTTACAAACCGAAAAATAACTTGTTTCAAGCTTTCTGCTGTCGGGGGCTTGATGGGGTTAGCTTACTGGATAGCTTTCTACAGAAAGTACAGATACTTCGATCCACTAGATAAATATTTCAAATGAAAAGCCACCGGCTTATAAGGCCAGTGGCTTGAGTTGTGTATTATCAACACGAACAGATACGCCGTTTACTACTACAGTTGGATAATTCATAGCGATTACCTTTTAAAAAGATGAGCCTGTTCACCAGAATGCCGCCCGAGAGAAGGTCGCCACCTTATAGCGGCAATTCTCAGGCTCAGCTTTCTGAAAGACTCTCGTTTGAAGTGCGCGGTGAATGCGCGATGGGCTTACTTCGGGTACAAAAAAGCCCGACCGAAGCCAGGCTTAAAATAGAGGGAGAAACTAAATAGGATATTGATATTGCTAGGAAAAATTATTATTCATTTTTTGTTCGTAAAAATGCTGCTCCATTGCCGATGCCTCTTCAGATGCATCATCACTCTCTGCCTTGGCTTTTATGATGTCGCCAATTAACTCATTAATGCGTTCAGTTGGAGCATCCTCCAATGATTCGCTCTCCCCAATCAGGCCGTAGTTAAAGGCGATTTCTTCAAGCTCCAGAGTACTAAGGTGCTCAAGCTGCTCCCGATCACAATCACTGCTCATGTAAACCCTCCAGATATGGACATTTATAATAAATAATTATGGGGGCTTGGTAGCTTCTTTGAAAGTGGATTAGGCATCCAGAACCTGATTATTTCAGACACACATTGCTGATGTAGTCCTGCAAGCCTTTTATTTGGCTGGTTGCGATGCCGATTCGCTCTCTGAGACTGAGATAATTGCGTTCAAATTCTGCATCATATCGGGGGCTGGAATCATTAGTGACGCTGGCGGGGCCGGTGGTTTTGGGCACTGGCTTTGCACATGTGGCGTTGAGCTGCAACCGCTTAGTGCCATTAGCGATATCAGCACGAAGGCGCTCGTTTTCAGATTTGGCATCTGCCAACTCCTTGGTGTATTTGATATCGATAGCGGCCACTGCCTGGCGCTGGGTTTCTATCTGGTCTAGAGTGGCTTGTTGCTGTTTGGCTACCTTGGTTAACTCGGCTACATCACGGTTTAGTGATTGCACTCTGTAGTGGTAGTAAGTTAGTCCAAACAGTGAAGCGATGGTTATCGCAACGAGAGCGGCGGTTAATTTGTCAGACATAGCGCTTTCTCCTTCTCGCGCCGAACAACTAAGCCGGGCAACTGCTTGCCGCCGCCGTAAGTCCAACGATGGAATTGATAACAGGCTTCAGTAAACTTCCCTTCTCGCAGCATTCGATACATCGTTGATTTCTGCATTTGGGGGCAACCGGCATTGAACGTGATCGACGTGACTGCATCAAACTGGCCTTGGTTCAGCTTATTGCCATTGCCGTACTTGTTCACACAGGATTCAGCCTGAATAATGTTTTTCTCCCAGTCTGCGGCGATCTGCTCATCAGACTTTCGGATGCCCTGCTTCACTCCATGAGTATTGCCAATGCCATCGGTCAACACTCCAGCCGGACAAACATACGGATCACGGCGGCATGATTCGGCATTACCGATCAGCTCTAATCCCCGCTCACTGGTTCTGACGTTGCCATTGGATACAACGAGAGCAATGATTGCTGCCACAGAACACAAGCCACCGGCCTTACTTAGCTTGTTCATATAGTTCCTCGTTACGCTTTATCGCTTCTGCAACAATCTCCACAGCCGCTGAGCGATCCGCTATCGGGCGGGTGGTCGCGTCATTGAGGAACTCCCGCAGTATTTCTGTACGCTTTTGCTCTTCAATTAACCGNATGGGACACAAAATGAAAAATTTATAGCTGGTAAAACTGCACGGCGCGCAATGCCCGTACATTACAAAGGTCGCAGGAAGGACCCATTTTTTTCTAGATGATAATGGTTGTCATATAACTCTCTATTTAGCCGTCTTCAACGCCTGCTCGATTGCCAGGCTTAACGCACCAGGCATTAAAGCCTGTGCCATTGCATTCGCCCGGTCGAAGTATCCAAGCGTTGGTTTAACTGCCAATGCGTCACCAAACTGAATCAGCAGCTTAGGTGCTCTTTGTTTCTCTCTGGCGCGATGCACACCATTAGGAGAACGCTTCTGACGTTTTTTAGCCTTTTTGCTCTTCTTCCCTTTCTTACGCTGGAAGAAACCACTAACGCCATTCACCTCACCTACAAAGACATTTTCCTTAGCCTTGAGCTGCTGCGTTTTATTCCGGGCTAAGTTCCCAAACTTATTCAACTTAATGTTCTTTGGGTTAAGCAGCGCCTGACCATTGAGCTTGTGCTGACCGCCGAACTCGAACGGTTCGAGATAACTGGCAGCAATATCACGCACAAACACTTTGGCCTGTAATCGGTCTTTACGGGCGCCGAACGAGCCAACAGAATTAACAGTAAAAGGTGTTGGATTATCCAGATTGCGCTGCATACCCACCTTCTGAGCGGCGGCAATCTGGCGAGCAACACTTGTTAGTGCCTGAGCAGCAGCAAAAGGGAGCTGCTTTTTAATCTGCTGGAGCTGATTAGATAAATCCTTAAGAGTTGCCATGATCTATCCCTAAATAGAAAAGCCACCAGCATTAACCCCCACAGCGAGCCGGAGTTAACGAGGTGACTTTGGTTTGCGCATTATCGATGGCACTCAATGAATGCCACCTGTAATGCTCATGCGATTGTGTGCCTGGTTACTTCTCCACCTCAGGCGGCGGTGGTATCTTGGGAGTTCTCACACAACCAAAAAGGGAATATCTATGTCGATGCTCGATAATCAGGAAATTGAGTTACCCGCATGCCCGAAGTGCGCCACCAAGACGAAGAAGAAAGTCGCTTGGCTTAAATCTCATCGTCACTTCATTTGCAAATGCGGAAGTCAAATCAACTTCGATATTAGTGATTTGACTCGCAAAATTGGGGTTATTGAAAGCAAGTTGAAGAAGCTGTTTAAATAACTCTTTGTCAATTGTGATAGTTTCGCCTAGCTGAGCTTCTGCCTGTAATCTCTGGACACTCAGCCTATCACCTGCCAGTTGTTCTGCTGTTTTCTGAGTCATGATTTATCCTGTTGGGTTATTTCAAGCAATGCTGATGTGAATAAAACTGAATAGCCACAGGATGAACTCAATCACTCCCCAGCCAACAACGGCACAGATGCAGCCAAGAAAAATGAATGTTCCCGTTCCGGGTAAATTAAGCCCCATTTTCTCGCGCCTCAGTCTTTATCGTTTCTATCGCTACATATCTTGTAGTTCTAAACAGTAGAGAAGAAGCAGCGAAGAAAATTGAAGTAACGATCCACCCGATGTATGCCATGCACGAAATAACAGCAACGAACCGCATCCAGCCTATTACCTTTGAAAATTTTGATTTATCTGATGGCTTGAATATCTTGCCCAAATAATCCACCAGCGTTTGTTTCTGTTCGCCGGTGACAGCATATATGGCAACAATAATCCCAATGGCAATAGCCATTAAGATCAGCGAGAGTAGTATTAACAACCATGAATAAGCTTGAGCAATATTTAATAAGGCGCTTTCTGGTTGCCATAGTCCGTAACCCAGCAGCAACAGGAAAACAGTGTCGATTAAATTAATAACTATCTTAGATTTCAATTTTGAATTCCTACTGTGAGAGGGTGCTGTTAATTATTAACCGGTCATCAGTGACAACCTTCTGTAACGCGGTGACTTTCTCGACTAGCTTGTCGGCTCGCTCAGCGATTGAAATAAGAAACCCGACATCTGCGTCTGAAAATCCGCAGTCTCTGGCTGCATCAGTGAGCTGTCCACTGGCGGGAGTAACGGGCATATCCCCAACTGAAGCGGAGAGACACTCGAAGCGCTTTTGCAACCTGATATTGCCAGCACGGTAAGCAGCAATAGTGCCTTTTGCTTTGTTCTCAGCATCGACTACCCCTTGTTGATATGCCTTTAATCCTGCTGATTGGGCAGCCTGAAGTTGGGCCTCTTTTTCGGTGGCGCTCTTTCTGGCGGCTAGCTCTGCCGTTAAGTCTGATTTATCGCGCTTAGTCCACTTGAGAGACCATTCCGAATTTTTACTATCGCTGCCCCACCAGTACCCGCCGCCGACTAAAACTGAAATCGTCAGTGCGACGGCTATCAATCTCAATAGGGTTTCTTTCATGCTGGTATCTCAATGTGAGGGGCATCCAAGAACTTCGCTGGCTTGTCATTCGGGTTATCAGTCCAGGTGATACCGAAACGCAGCTTAACGCCTAACTCTTTACCAGCGCGGTGCATGGCATCCAGTACCGGTAGCCAGCATTTATAATCATTCCAGTCGGCACCGGTGGGGAGCAGATCAACCGCATTGCCGGTAATATGTCGGCTATTCATCGTCTGGCTGGCACCCTTGGCTACCAGCTCTTTTTGTCGCTCAACAGTTCGAAGCCCCTCAGTTACACCGAAATCAACAGGCGATAACTCCAGCGCACGGCGAACGACTTTCACCAATGCCGGGTTAACGCCTTTTAAGTTATTTTCACTGCGCTGGCTAAATTTATTGGTTTGCATTGCCTGCCCCTGTCTTGTTGCCAACGATGCGCTTAAGCACCGAACCGATATAGTCAGTGCCGAGGTAACCAATAAAGACACTCGACACCATTGCCCAGCCTTGGTCGATACTGAGCAATACAAAGATGTCTTTTAGGAACCAGGCAATGATTGAACACATCGCAGCATCGAGCATTCGCTGCGTTCGGCCGCCACCTGCGTACCAGCCGCGCAGTAAAGCCATAACCGCAGCAATTAGCGCGCTGACTAGCTCACCTTTGTGCTCTGCAACCCATGTCACTATCAGCGTCCATACATCCGGGGAGTTGTGCATTTTCATATCCTGCCTCCCCATTGGGGAAATTAATCCCGGCGATTGGTCGGGTTCGTATGCTGTTGTGTATGGGATAGCTCCCGTCGTAGTCATTCGAAAGTGTGAGGGTGTTTTCAGTGATTGACTGTTTTGACGGGAGCTAAATAAAAAAGGCCACGCAATAGCGCAGCCCTAAGATAGAGACCATACCGAGGAAGTGCTCGACATGGTTAAACGCAAAAAGCCCAACCGGTTAGGGCTGGGCCTTGAGTCTTTTTATCTCTGAACGAATGCAGTAACCCATCGTTAGAGTCAGATTAGTCAATTCTATTCAATAACACAATGGATATTTTCTTTATATTCGAATTTATGCAGCAATATTTTCTCCTTTTGTAACCTTTTGTAGTTCTGAATCTGCTAAATCCTCCTCTTGATGGCATTTAGTTATCAGCATTTCATAGAATGGCTTGAAGTTACGTGACCATGTTGGCTGGGTAATATCAGTGATATTCTCGCAAATGAACAACCTCACTGTTTCTGCTGGCAACCTTGCATAGCCGCGCCCAGAACACTTATCACAATCCTTCTTCACTGGAACACCCTGGAGTTCTGTTTGCTCCTGATCCAGTACTTTCCCTTTTCCGTGGCACCGGCATGCATTACTGACAACTTTTTTACCTCCGCATGCCTTGCATAACAATCTCACCTTTTCACGCAGATCCCGATGAACCTCATATTCAGCGGGTATTACATCTTTAACCCCCCACTTTATCGCCGTCCTCATGACATCATGGGCAACAAAAGGCGTATGAGATTTTGTGGTAAACACTTCAGCCTCTATGAATCCCTCCCCCTTACAGCATTCACACTCGCGAACACTGGCAGCACTACGCGCATAATCAGCAAACGCATATCTTGCGAGTGTTTGCACGACGCTTTGTTTAATATCTTCATCGAGCTTTGAGATTGCTTTGTACTTAACAGATTCTTTCAGCGCATATTGAGTGAGACTTTCCACGGCGCGATGCGGATTGCTGATCCCCTGCTTTGCCAAGAACAATTCCAGCCCGAAGCCGCTTTTAAGGTCTGCCAACCCTAACGCTGCCATGATATCGGTGCCGGTAAGTGAATCAGAAGCCGTTGCCCGTGGAGAGTCACTAATCATTGTGGATTTAGCGAAGAAGTGTTTCGTTATTGATTCCAGTCTCATTTCTCAATCCTCTTCCTGCCAGTTGTCCCAACCATCAGCCGACCATTAACAATGGCGTGGCGCTCGCCCTTCACGTCATTGGCGTATTTCTTTACTGTTGAGCGCTGAGTATTTAGCTGGGCCGCTACAGCTGATTGGTTGCCATAAGCGGCGATAAGTAACTCCGGAATGGTTTTCACATATGCGTTCACGCTGCTACCTCCTGAAAATGGGATCGCCTTTTCTCAAGCATCTTGGCTTTTTTGGTGAAGATGGTTTTAATGCGGATTAGATATGGAATGTCGAACTTGCGGGTTTCGTGGTTTGAATCTA